ACCTCCGGCCCCGTGATGTCCGCCACGTAGTGGATGCGTTCTTGCTCCCCACTATCGGGGTCCATATAGGTGAGCCATGTTCCAAAAGCAGAAATTTTAGCCATAAAGGTAAGTTCAAAAAGTTATGCGTCCCGCCACATCAGGCGGTAATCCACTGACAGCCGGTGCGCCTCCGTCACCCCATCCCCTGTCTGGTAGTCCATCGCCTGGGCAAATCCCCCAGACTCGCGGAAGGCCGCTTGGATGTCAGCCACCCCCACCGCAGGCTTCGCCCCATTCAGCGCCTCGCTGATCGCATCCGCCACCGCCCGGCACCCAGACAAAGTGCGCCCCTCCACATCAAATTGCACGATGCTATCCTCTATCCCCGGATCGCTCGTCGTCGCGCTATCATGCGTATGCTCCGGCGTGCTGGTAATCTCATGCCAGATCACCCTCGGCAGAGCACTTCCCTGCGCCGCCCTGCCACTATACAGTCGGCAGGCTGTCCCCACCCCGATCAATGCCGTCAGCGCACCATGGGCCTTCAGCGCCACCATCAGTGACGTTGCCATTTTTACGCTGTGATTGACGGCAGGCATGACGTTATTTTGTAGGCTGTACTAGCTCTAATGCCGCAGCCTCCTTAACCGCCTGATAAGCAATCAGATCCGGCAAGCACAAAGCCACCGCAGCAAAAGCATCCGCAGCGGAAGGAATCAAATTCACGGCCTCCCAAAACGGAAGCCTCACCTCCCGCCGATCCGAAAGAAGCCGGTCGCCAGTAGCCTGATCGAATGGGACATACTCAACATAGATGCTGTCCTGCGCTCCCATAGACCGCGCACTGATGGCAAGGTCCATGATGTAGATTTCGTTGTAGGTCTTCGACGGAACTTCTGGACGTTCCGCCGGAGTATCAAGTGGGATGGTAATAGTGGCCATATGTTATTAGGTGGTGGGTTGTGATTCAGCCTTGGCCTTGTCGGCTTCGGCTTGATCGATCTGAGTCAGGATGGCAATCGCGCCCTTCAACTGGGTTTCTTCGCTCTCCAGTTGTTTCAATCTCTCCCGCAAATCATGCTGCTCGGCGAGGTTGGCGTTGCGACTGGTAACTAGGTTTTGTTTGTAGGTTGGGGTCATGTGTGGGGAATTAATTAAACAACGCAAGGCACCCGGTATGCAGTCCCGGTCGAATCGTAAAGCGTCAGGAATCCGGTTGGGACGACTACAGTGGCAGTGTATGCAGTGTCCGTGGTCAGCTTGCCTTGGATGTTGGTAAACGCACTGTCATCGGCAAGGCGGGCTTGCAGGCTTGTGGTGCTGCGCTTGATCGCGGGGAATGCGGAGGTAATCCCTCCAAGCATTAATGTATTTGTAGCAATACCAACCGTCAAAGATTGGCCGTTTCCGCTGTTTGTAAAAATAGCAGTATTTCCAGAACCACCAATAGTATAACCGCCAAAACTTAACACGGACACACCCAAGATTCCTGTAGTGCCAAGTGTCATCCTCGCCACCCCACCAACCACAAAATCAATCGGCTGCGCTACCCCTGTCCCGGCCTGCTCCGTCCCGATCCGAAGCGTGTTGGTGCCTGTTGGAAAGCCAAACGTCGCTCGCTCGTAATTGGTTCCCGCTGTGTCGTAGGAATCATACACCCGAAAGGTCTGCGCTGCTGTCCCGTTCCGCTGGGCTAGGATTCCTGCGGCGTCTCGGGTGAGGACTACGTCATTAGTTGAGCCAATAGATAAAAATCCAGCGTCGGTATTTGCACGGACACTACCTGCAAAAAATCCAGTTGTCACAGCAAGGCTAGTTCCGCTTACTGACGCGCACGTAATAGCGCCAGTCTTATCCACCCTAAACAAACTCCCACCAGCAAACGTCCCCAGATCAATCAGGTTGGACGAGCCTCCAGAATTGGTATTTACTACCCTACCATAGATCAGCGAGGGATTGCCCGTCGTGTTCCATGTCTGTGCAATGTTTAAAGCAGAGCCAGCTAAACTACCAGACCCAGACAGTGTAGTGTCTAGAATATCAAGTTTTGCAGCAGGGGCATTTATCCCAATACCTACATTATTTCCTGGTCCAGTAACTACGATAGCTGGCTGGGCAACGGATTCTTGACGAATAGAAAAATGCGCATTTGCAACTCCAATTATTCCAGATGTTACTAACCAAGAACCTCCTGATGTATTAGTTAATTTAAGAGCAGCGGCGCTATCGTAGGTTGTAGTATTAGTTCCTAATGCTCCAGCAATATGAAGACCGGAAGCAGGGGTAGTTGTTCCAATGCCTACATTGCCAGCAGCAGCAATCGACATCCGAACCACCCCACCAGTCACAAAATCAATCGGACGCGCCGCCATCCCGCTCCCACTCCCCAGAAACTCAGTCCCGATCTGCAAGTTTCCAGGCGTTGGGCCATTCCAATCCATCACAGCCCGTTCGTAGACGGTCGCGCTGGTGTAGGTGTTATAGATTCGCAGGGTCTGTTTTGCTGTCCCGTTCCGCTGGGCTAGGATTCCGGGGGCTCCGTCACGGGTAATTGACGTATCTGAAGAAGCTCCGAAAAAATATGATCCGGTGTTGTTGGTCAAGTAGACGTTTGCGGTCGCGGCAAGGTTAGTCCCATAAACCGTGCTAAATGTGGGCGAGTCCGTTTGGCCGAGGCCGATGGCGGTGCGGAGCGTTGGCGCGTCAGCGGTCGATAGCAGCGCCCGCCCATAGGCCGTCGTCGTCAGCGCAGCGATCGCCGTCAGGTCAGAGTCCAGTGGTTGATACCCCGCCGCCACTGCTGCCGTCGTCGCATAGGCCGCCAGGTTTTGGTCCCCGGTATTCACCCCGGTATTAGCCGTGTAAATCTCCGTGAAGTTATCATTCACCTTCCCAAATGCCGTGCGGATAGGATCGCCCGTGCCGTCGTTGGCGGCAGCGCCGATGTTGATGGTTTGCTTTGCCATAGGTTTTATGCGTGGTCAGCGGTCTGCAGCGTCATGTCGGCAGTGAAGTCAGTGGTATCAGCCGTGAAGGCGTAGCCAGTCGCGTTGATCGCGTTATCCGTGAAGACTGCCGAAATGATCACCTCGGCCGGCCGGGATGGTGGCAGTGGCAGAGCGCTGGTGATGTCGTAGATAAACCCACCCCAGCTAATCCGGTCCCGTGGATTCAGGTCATCCAGCGCTGATTGATAGCGCACCGAAAAAACCTGCTCCGCACTCGCATCCCTTGCCGACCCATTAGTCGACTCCTTGCCGCTCATCGTTTGCGCGTGCGCCCACACCGTCACCAGTGTGGCCCATGTCTGCGTCACAGAGCCTTGAGCATCCACCGACTCTGTGGCCCGCTGAATCGTTATTCTTGCATCCCTGTGTCCGATTGGGGTCATTTAATCGCCCCCTCCCAAGGCACCCGGAAAGAATCGATCAGCCAGTCGAGTGATTTCGGAATCTCCGTCACCGTCGCTCCAGAGATCACCATCTCCCGCCGCTCAAATAGATGGGCCGTCAGCAGCAGAATAGCATGGCGCAGCGGCCCCGGAACATCCGTGGCCAGCGATCCATACCCGCTCCAATAACTCGCCCGCCAGACAGCATCCTGCGGGCTGCGCGGGGTATCGATGTTGCTCGGGTAGGAGGTCAGCCAGAGCAGCGCCGGTTCTCTGGCAGGCTGCTGGGCAGTGTTTGCCCATGCCGTCCAAGTGCCAGCGTCGTTCCGGTATTCCAACAAAAAGGTCTCCGCTGCCATCAGTCTGGCGCGGGGTAGTTCCACAGTCACCCCCTCGGCGAAATCGCCCGCGATGTAGGCAATCCACTTCTGCCGGACAAAAGCCCTCCGGCATTCATTTTCGATCCGATCCCGTGCCGCCGTGATGCAAAGCGCAATCAGCGAATCCTCATCGCTGCCATCCACCCGTAAGTGCTCCTTCGCTTGGGCCAAGGTAATCGGCTCAATCGCAGGTGCAGTCACCAACTGGGAGATGGCAGCAGAAGGAATCATTTTTTCGTAGGCTTGGCTGCTTTGGCAGACTCTTCGATTGGCGCGGCGTAATCCTCAGGAACCACCCGACCGCGGTTTGCCAGCATCAGCTCCACGGCTACGTCATCGGCCACGGTCACCACAGTGCCCTCGGCGATATGCTGACCACCAATCAGGCAGTCAGAGTTGATCAGGAATTTCATAACAAAGAAAGAGAAGCGCCGGGGCGGTGACGTATCCCCGCCCCGGCTTTATCATATGGCACCAACAAAATCAGGCAGTCAGCGCATCGAGCATCGCCGCGAACGATCCAGCCCGGAGCACCGCGTTATCACCAAAGGCGGCCGCAGTGATGCGGACCAGTCCGGTGGTGTCGAGGCTGTAGGGATTGACCTGAACGTCAAGACCACCCCACTGAGCGATAACCAAGTCAGCAAAGTTGCCGAAGATGATCGCAGAGCAAACCCCGGAGGAGCTGCCCTTGGTCAGGGTGGAAGAGACACAGTTGGAGACCCCGGTCACGTAGCCGTTGAGCGGGAGTTCAGGAGTGGTGCGGCTCCAGATTTTCTCGGCATTGGTGCTGGCCTCGATGCTGATCTTCTTCAGGGAGCCGCGCACCTTGGAGTTGGTCAGGTAAGCCAGGTTTCCGGTAGCCGCATCAGCGTTGGCCAGTGCGGTTTCGAGGTCCACGATGTTCGCCCAGGTTGGAGCCAGACCATTAGTGCCACCAGCCACAGAGCCGATGCCGGCCGTGGCCACGATCCCGGTAGGCTGACTGCCAGAGCCGGTGCCGTGAATGACCGCCTTTTCCCAGATGATGGCGATTTCCTGCAGGAGGTTATTCCGCACCCAGGCCTCAATGCTCGGGTCAGTCTGCAGAAGCAGCTGCTTGGAAAGCTCAACATGGGCAGGGATGCGCTTAGGGCTGAGGGTGATCAGGCTGCTGGTTGGGGTCAGTTCGGTGGAGGCACCATTCTCGGCAGCAAACGCTGGCTTGGTGCTATCCCGTCCCATCTTGGGGAATGGGATATTGCCCTGCAGACCGCTGAGGAACTGAGCGCCCAGGGTGCGGGTCACCATGGCCTCATAAAAAGGATCAACGATCCCGCGCAAAGGCTCACGAGTCAGGGTTTCCAAGCCAGTGCCAGTGCCGCCAGCGGTCAGGTCGTTACGGAAACGATTGGCGAACATGGTGGCAAGCACGGCGCGGGGAACATGGCTCCCTTGGCTGGCCAGCTGCACTGCGTCCTTGGCACCCTGCTGCACCATCTCAGCCTCAGCACCGGAGAGCTTGCCGCCAGCCAGCTGACCCACGATCAAGCGGCGGAAGGAAAAGCGCTCCGCGTCAGAGGCATCTTGATTGGAAAGGCCAGAGGCATCAAGGATCACCTTGCGCTTCTCGCTGTCAGGCACGCTATCAAGGTAGGCACCAAGCTGGCTCTGGGTCTCAAGGGCTTTGGCGGTAGCCTTGAGGCCATCCACCATCCCATGGTATTCCTTAACCTTGGCCAGGTCAGACTCGCTCAGGCCATCTTTGGCTCCGGCCAGGATTTTGTCGGCATCAGCGGCCACGGCCTTGATCTTGGCATGGACGGCATCCAGCGGGCTGGCATCCATGGTCAGGAAGGTGAGGGAGAATGCCAAGACTGGCAGGACGATCAACGGTTTTTTATTCATGTTATTAGGTGTTTGTTGTTATCAGTTTGCGGCGTGTGCGGTGACTGTCGGACGGCCCATCTGAGCCACCAGCAGCCGGGCGGCTGCCAGACGCGCCACGGATTGGTCTTCCAGGTATTCCGGGTCTTTCGGCTCCGGCTTCCCCTTCAAAGTTTCAGATTCGTCAGCGAATCCACGTTCCACGGATTCCGCTGCGGTCATGTAAGTCTCAGCATCCAGCCATCCCTTCAGGTCTTCCGGCTTCTGCCTGGTCCTGGCCTCGTAAGTATCTACGATGAGCTTGTCGATGCTGTCGAGAGTCGCGGCGGTGCTCAGGTGGTCAGCGGCATTCCCCATCGTAATGGTCGAGGCCCGATGAATCATCATCATCGCATTCCCCCCGATCACGATCTCATCTCCAGCCATCGCAATCACCGAAGCAATCGATGCCGCCAGTGCATCAATCCTGACCGTGATCTTGCGGCCATCCTGCTCCCGCTGCCATGCCACCAAAGCGTTGTAGATGCCGACGCCTTCAAAGACATCACCGCCCGGAGAGTTGATCCGCACCGTGATCGCAGAATTGCTCGGCTCCAATCCAGCCAGCCAGTCGGTTACGGATTGATGAGTGATCCCGCCGCCGGTAAAGTAGTCAGCGCCGATCCGGTCATAAATCAGAAGCTCATGGGAAAGGGCCTGCGGTTTCTGAATCTTGGCAGCATTTTCCCACACCGTCTTCAGCCGCGCCGGGCCTTCGGTGCGGGTGCTGTCAGTCAGATTAGTGATCTCGTTGCGCTTCTGTTTCATACTGCCGGTTCCATTGTTGCCGGTGCGGCGGCGGTTGCTAAAATGTCAGCCATATTCAGCTGGCGAACGTGCGTGTCGCCGCCTTCGATCGGGTCGAGGTCTTCGTAGCCCCGCACCTCATTGATGCTGTAGATGCCGTTTTGCAGGCCCGTGCTGTAGGCAGAGAATCTGGCAGCAGCATCGCCGCGCAGCAGGCCGTTGAGATTGTGTTTCCAGTAGTGGTTATCCAGCTCACCCGGCAGCAGCAGAGCGCCCGCGAAAGCCTCCTCCCACCGTTTGCACCAAGGCAGGAACAAGTCCTGCACCGCCTGAATCTGCTGCTGCTCAATGTTGGAAAAGGTCGCGTTGTCCAGAATCCCCACCTTGTGCGGAGGCACCCCGAACACTTGGCAGATTTGCTGGTGCGTCCGCTTGGCGATCTCATCGAACTGGCTGCTATCATTTGCCGTCCGCGTCATCTCCATCTTACCGCCACCTTCCAAGACCATCGTGCGGAAAAAGTTATCCACCCCCTGATAAGCAGAGTTAAGCTGATCCTTCAGTGCATTCCGCTGCTGCTCCGTCAGGTTGACGCCAGGGGCGGCGGTATAGACCATCCCCGGCCGCGATCCGTTGGAGAAAAACCGGCTGGCATTCTCCTCCAGCGCCTGCGCCAATCCAATCAGATTGGCAGAAAGACTGATCGGCCCCTGACCCTTCAATCCATCCGGCGACATCCCGCGTAGGTGCAGCATCTTATCAAAGCCAATCACCTTGCTGCCGCTATCACTGGTGACGGTGTAGCGCGGGAAATTCCCCACCATATCCATCGACACATTCCTCGTCCGCAGCGGGTAAATCTCCGCGATCCGGCCCGACCGATCGAAGACCAGCTGGGCATAAGCGTTATGATGCAGCGCCTGATTGAAGGCCAGCGCATACCGCACATCACTGCTCACCATGATCGGGTTCGGCCGCGTCCGCATCACCCGCCGGGCAGGATGCCCCACGGCCGGCGTCCGGCTGTCCCCATTCTGCACATACAGTTCCAGCGGCAGCGTGCTGACGATCTGGGCTATGTAGTGGACGCAGGCATAGACCGTCGAGACCCCCAGCGCCGTCAGCTCATTCACCTTCGCCCCCAGCGGCCCCGTGCTGCCCATCAGAGCCGCCAGAAATTCACTCCCCGGATTCGTCAGCGGGCTTTCATTCCGCATCGGCGCAAAGCGGGGGCGTATCCCAGTCTGGGAAACGCCTGCCTCACGCAGAGTCATGAATGTTCGGTCGCTCATTGATTCAGTTTCTGGTCGATCCGGTCGAGTATTTTCAAAATGTTAGCCAGCTTCTCGTTGTTGGCGCTCTCCCTCAGCTCCAGCTCCCGGATGCGCGGCTGCACTGCCGCAGTCGTCCGGGTGTTTTCGTTGACGGCGATCTGGATCGCCGCCACCCACACCCCCATGGCAAAGGCCCCTGCCAAAAGCGCCCAGCCCAGCTTCACCACGATGTCTAGGCTTTTGAGCCGATTGGATAGGTCGGTCGTTTGTTGACTGCTCATGGTAGGGGTTGCGGTCATGGCGGCAGCAGTCGGATGAATTTCCGGGACTCTTTGAAGCTGCGGTTCTTATCCCACACTCCGTCCCCCTCACGGCCACCACCGGCCCCAGTGTTTCCCTCGATACTTTTAATAACTCCTCTAGCATCATCAGCGACAAGGCCCGTATGGCTCATGTCAAAAGTCACGATGTCCCCCGTCCGCAGCGATGGAATATCATCAGCGAACAAAACCTGCAGCCCACGTTTTTTCGCCCAGTCTTCCAGGCCAAACGCCGCCGCCGTCTTCGGTCTCCATTTCTCAAATCCGGCCGGCGTCAGCTTCAGTGCTGCCAACACCTCCTTGTCCTGACCCCATTGCTGGATGCACCAGCAGACAAAAGCCGCACACCATGGCCACCCAGTCGGTTGGTCCTTAGCCAGATCACAAGCCGCCTGATATTCCCTCACCCTCTTCCCGCTATTCCGCCCCACTTCACGCACCCCCACCTCGCGGCGGGCGATCTCGATCAGCTTCTGGCGGACGGGGAGAGTGCTCATGATTTGCGAACCCAGGCCAGCAAAAGGTGAATGATAGTATCGACCATCCAGCCCGCCTTCCCGGTCAGGTAGGACAAAGCCGCCACGCGCACGAACTGGAATTTCTCCGGTCCCTTTTCAAAGCGGTTATCCGCCGACTTGATCGCCGACACGATCAGGTTGATCACATCCTTGTTATTATCCGCCAACCAAGTGGCAAGGTATTTCAGCAGATAGGTTTTCATGGATTAAAGCGCAGGCTTTTCAGGAGTTGCAGGGCGGTATCTTCTTCAGCAGCTTGTCGTTCCAGCTCCGTCTCAGTGCGGGGGATCAGCGGAGTGTATTGGAGCGGTTCAGGTTGGATCGGTCTGGCCGGGGTTTGGATTGGATAGGCTTTGATGATTTGCGCTGCTTCCCGATGTCCCGCGCAGCTAGTCAGACTCACCGAAAAGATTAACGCTGCCCTTAGTAACCATCCGCAGCCCGACCTGCAGAATCCCTGCAGCCATGAGAACCAAGTCCGCATGAGCCGCGATCCACGGCGCGAGACCGGGAGCAAAGGAACCAACCGCACCGGCCACGGTAACCAAGACCCCAGCGAAAGCGGTCTTGGATTTGAAGATGGATTTTGAGCTGCTGATTTCATTCATGACAGGAAAGTTCATGGGGTCACCGGCACAGCCTCTTCGACGGGGTTAAGAATCTTCAGCTTCTCCACATCTGCGGCGGATGTGGTAGCGGCCCGGCTCGTCTCCTCCTTGGCCAGAATGCGGGTCGTGCTTTCCGAAGTGCGGAACATCGAAGTAGCCGCCTCCGTCACCGCCTTCACCCCATAGTAATTTGCAATCTTCCCAGGGATCACCGTCTCATCCTTGCCAGTGTCCGAATAACTAAGCGTCCCCAGCGGCCCGGAATAACTGGCAGTCTCCCCGGCAGACTTCGTAAAGATCGATCCACCCAGAGAAACCACCGAATCGCCAGAGCTGATCAGAGGCCGCACCGTGCAAGCTGCACACGCCAGCGCCGTGAAGGCGGATAGGGCGGCGATTGCTCGGAGCATGGCGGACCTATCGCTTGTTGTGATCCTTCCCACAAGACTGGATTTCTGTCGGATCAGAAATAAAGGAACATTCGGAACATTAGGCACACTAAGAACTTGCGGCACATTGGGAACCTCATACTTTTCACCCATGGCAAAACTCAGCACCTCCCAAGCTGCCAAGAAACTCAACATCAGCCGCCAGCACGTCGTCCGGCTATGCAAGGCCGGGGTGCTCGCCGGCTCCCGGCTCCACGATAAAAGCTGGTGGCAAGTCGAGCTGCCCAAAAAGGAGGCCGACCCATGAGACTGCTCAACGCCCTGATCAACCTCGGCCTCCAGAGCATCGCCGCCATCCTCGCTATCCTCGCCATCCCGCCTGCCATCATCGCCTCCGTCCTGCTCTTACTAGCCACCACCATCTCCCATCATGCAGACCCCATCGAAAGAATTTGATAGCCTCGGGCGCGTTCGGCGCACTTCACAAGGAGGCGCTGGCCCAAAGCATCTTCCCAGCAAAGATGCTCCTAAGGCAGGAGGATTTGACCCAGTTCCACCAGACGACCTCGGCGATCACGGTGCGGCGTTTTGGGATGAAGCGGTATCAAATCTGCTGGAGATGGGTTTTATTGACAAGGCAGACAGAATGTATTTGATCAGAACTGCGCGGTGTTTCCAAAAGTTATGCGCTTACGATCGGCGAGTTGCACTTGATGGCGAGGTAGTCTGCGACCAACACGGAAACGAAAAGGTTCATCCGCTCATGAATACCGTCATGAAACTTGAACACGTTTTTGATACCAGAATGTCCAGCCTCGGACTCAGCCCATCCGCCCGCGCCAAGTTCGGTGGCAACGTCAAGGAAGATGACCCCTTCGCCGAACTCCTCAAAGCCCAGCGGGGTAACTGAATGCCCACCAAACCGCCCCAGCACAGCCTGCCCAAGTTCACCGCGCCATCCCACTCCCGGCAGGTTTATGACAGGCAAACCCGGCGGATGACCAGCGGCCTTCGGATCGCCTCCGACCTGAGAAACTCCAGCTTCTGGAAGCGCGTCCGCCTGACTTACATCTCAAGGAATCCCATCTGCGAAAACCCCCACGGCTGGCACGGAGAGTTCCCCCCACCCGCGCAGGAGGTCCACCACAAGCAAAGCCTCCAGACCGCCCCGCACCTCGCCTACACCCACTCCAATCTGATGGCCCTCTGCGTCAAGTGTCACGCCAAATACAGCCAAGAGGAACGAAATGCGTGAGCTTGCTTTATTCGCAGGCACTGGTGGCGGCATCCTCGGTGGCCACCTCCTCGGTTGGCAGTGCGTCTGCGCCGTGGAGAAAGACCCCTTCGCCAGATTACTCCTCAACCAAAGGCAGATCGATGGACACCTGCCACCATTCCCAATCCATGAAGACGTTACCACATTCGACGGAAACCAATGGCGTGGAAAAGTGGACATTATCAGCGGAGGATTTCCCTGCCAAGACATCAGTGAGGCGGGGCAAATCAACGGGAAACGGGAAGGGATCGACGGCATCCGCTCCGGCCTTGTGCGGGAAATGCTACGCATCATCGGCGAAGTCAGGCCGCACTACGTCATCGCAGAAAACTCCAAACGACTGCGGAAGCGTGGCCTTGCTTTTATCCTCTCAGAACTTGCCGGAATGGGGTATGATGCGAGGTGGGGAGTTATCGCCGCTTCCGACGCCGGAGGGAATCACAACCGGCCGCGTATGTGGATTGTGGCCAACGATCCTGGCCAGCGATCACCGCTACCGCAGGAAGTCAGCGAACTGGCGCGGCGGGGACATCGTCAGCCGGATGAATGCAGGCCGCGACCGGTTCGGCCTGACTGGTGGAGTGCCGAACCCGGACTGGCTAGAATGGATGATGGGTCTGCCCATCGGGTGGACCGCACCCGGTGCATTGGCAACGGACAGGTTCCAGGCGTGGTGCCGCTTGCATGGCATCACCTCGGCCCTCACTGATTGACCCCATGCCAGCCAAGCGCCACACCTCCCCGGCAGAAGACCCCGCCACCGCCTATGCGCGATCCGTCCTATCCGGTGACACTCCCGCCGGGAAGCTGGTCAAGCTAGCCTGCCAGCGGCACTTGAATGATCTGGACCGGCAGGGCACCGCCGATTTCCCCTACCTCTGGGAGCCTGACCGTGGCGGAAACCTTGATGCCTTCTGCCTCCTCCTGCGCCAATACACCGGCGAGTGGGCAGGCCAGCCCCTCAGCCTCGCGCCCTTCCAGAAGTTCGTCGCCTATTCCATTTTCTCCTGGGTGTATGCTGACAGCGGGATGCGCCGATTCAAGACCGCCGTCATGAGAGTGCCCCGGAAGAACGGCAAAACCTGTTTCGCCGCCGCCATCGCCCTTTACCTGCTGGCCCTCGATGATGAGCCGGGTGCCCAAATCTTCGCCGCCGCCACCAAGCGGGATCAGGCCCGGCTAGTCTTCCGGGATTCCTGCACCATGCTGCGGAAGGCCCACCCGAAAGTCCGCGCCCGGTTCGTGGAAAAGGTCAGCGTCTTGGAGTTCCCGTCCACCAATTCCCGTTTTGAACCCCTCTCTGCCGACTCCGATAAACTTGATGGCCTCAACCCCCACGCCGCCATCTGCGATGAAACCCACGCTTGGCCCTCCCGTGATCTGTGGGACGTCCTCCAGTCCGGCATGGGTGCCCGCCGCCAGCCCCTCATGCTAGACATCTCCACCGCCGGGAATAACACCCACTCCTTCGCTTACGAAACCCACAAGCGTGCGGAGGATGTCCTAAACGGAACGCTGCACGACGAAGCATTCTTCGCCTACATCGCCATGGCCGACCCCGAAGACATCGATCACTGGGACGATCCGGCAGTCTGGCAAAAAGCAAACCCCGGCTACCTGACGATCAAGCCCAAGCACTATTTCGAGACAGAGGTTTCCAAAGTCCGCGCCACCCCTTCCGCCCTCCCAGACTTCTTGACAAAACAGCTCAACATCTGGGCGAACGTGGCAGAGCGGTGGCTCGATCCTGACGACTGGAAAAAGGGCGGCTGCGAAGGCTTGGCCGAAAAGCTCAAAGGCCGGAAATGCCACGGTGCCCTCGATCTCGCCAAGGTCAGCGACCTTTCCGCCTTCGCCCTCGTCTTCCGGCCTGACGAGGTCTTCCGCGCCATCGGCGTCCGCAAGCACGCATTGCTCGTCTGGCACTGGTGCCCCGGTGATGACATCGCCACCCGCACCCGCGAGCACAGAGTGCCCTACGAAAGTTGGAAAAAGGAAGGCTGGATCAATGCCACCGCTGGCAACACCACCGACTTCGTGGCTCTGCGGCATGGCATCCAACGGATCTGCGCTGACTACGAAGTCACCGACGTAGCCTTCGACAGATGGGGATCGCTCGAAACCGTCCAGCACCTTCAAGAAGACGGGATGCAGGTCTTCGAGTTCGGCCAGGGCTACAAATCCATGGGTGCCCCCACCTCAGAATTTGAGCGCCTCGTCAAAGGCGGCCACCTCCTCCACGATGGCAGCCCCCTCCTCGCTTGGGAGGCCGGCAACGTAACCTGCGAGATGGACCCCAGCGGCGCCATCAAGCCCAACAAAAAGCGCAGCCGCGAAAAGATCGACGGCATCGTCGCCGCCGTCATGGCCCTCGGCCGCTGCATGGCCCAAGAGGAAGTAGTCGCCGCCCCCGCCGTCTGGGTCGCCTAGATCAAGTCCCCACCCGGTGCGCCTTCTCAAACCGGGCAATCGCCCCCTCCTGCATCAACATCTTCGGCACCTTAGTCCCAGTCTCCCATTTCTCCAGCGCCGACTTGCTGATCCCCAGCAGCTCCGCAGCTTTAGCTTGGGTCAGGTTTAATAGTTGCCGCTGGGCGACGAGATGTTCAGAGAATGTCATTTGCCGGTTGCGGTTTGGTGGATCACAACGGCATGAGGGGCGACGCCGACAGCGGTCTCCATGACTTCGCAATAGGCTCCTCCGGCTTTGTGTTCCTCTGCCGTCTTGATGGCTTCGCGGCGGGAGGAGAACGGAGCCGCTACCTCGGTGCGGCTTCCGTCATGGATGTTGATCTGTCGGACGGTGTAGATTGATTTCATTGGATTGGTTCTGGTTGGTGGTTTTTGGGGGAAGGTCATTTTAGCCAATGGCGAGCAAATCACTAAGGGTGTTAGAGTCGCAATCGGGGTGCCCGGCGTGAAGGCCGTGGCACACTGTGGCGTATTCCTCGCCGACCCTGTTTTTTGGCCATTCTCCAGCTGCCTCCAGGACTTTGACCTGCTTGGGGGTAAGGTTGATGCTGCTGCCGTTGCTTGTCTGGTAGGTGATGACTTTTGCTTTCATGATCTTGATTTGGTATTGTTCCTTCGGGCTGATTCCCTCCGGTGTTTGCACTGTCGCACCTTTTACGACACAGTCAACACTTATCATCGCACTTTTTACGATTTCTTTTTCGATCAATGATCCAGCATCCGCCGCACCATCTCCACCATCTCCCACCGATTACAGGTCGTCCGCCCCTCCAGCCTGACAATAATCTGGGCAATCAACCGCAGCAGGCCCGCGTCCGTCATCCCGGCAGCGTGCGCGGCCCGGATCGTTTTCTCGGCGTTGGCTTGGAGGGTGGTCATCCGGCAATTTGAGTTGCTGTCTTTTGCTCATCTGTAAGTTCATTCCACTCATCAACGGCCCGAAAGAATTTCACCCCTTGCCTGGCGGCTGGGTCGCCTTTTTTTTTAATCTTGCATGGCCCCCCGAAAAAGGGATGGAACTCAAAGGTGAATCCCTTGTATCGGTAGACGTTGGCCACACTCACAATCGTATGGCATCGCCCAGTATCGTCTCTTAAAAAATGGTCGCTCATGGTTTTGGTTGGTGGGTTCATCCCTCAAAAATAACGGAGTGCTGCACCAGCCGCCGCTCGATGGCGTCAGCCGTCCCCTGATCCACCCCCTTCCCCGCCGCGATCTTCGCCGCCAATCTCCCCGGCCCATGCTGCGCCGTCCAGCAGGTCAAATGCAGGGATGTATTCCGGTGCTCCAGCAGCTCAAAAAGTTTCTCCGCGAAGGCCTCCGTGAACTTCACCTCAGCCAGATCATCGATCACCAGCAGCGGCACATTCCGCAGACTGGCCAGAGTTTTCCGCGCATCATCCCGGTCTGCCCCATCCAGCATGGCCGCATTGAGCGCCAGAGCGCGCAGGGCGGCTCCGGTGAGCCATCTGAAGGGGATTGCCGCAGACAGCACCATCAACGCCATACAGTGCGTTTTCCCGCAGCCAGACGGCCCATGGATTCCTAGTCCCGTTTGCCCCACTTTCGGTAGCCAGACAGCGGCTTGCCGGAGCCGGATCGAAACGGATTCGATTTGGGCGGCTTGGTAGGCTGGCGGGACGATCTTTTCCCAGGCGTCCCGAAAGCTCCGCGCGGCCTTCGCAGTCGCCTCCTCAAGTGCACGTTTATCGTCGCAGGCCTGGCACAGGCAGGCAAGGCCCGCTAGCAGCTCACGGCCCAGAAAGATCACCGCCTCGCGGGTCACGGCAACGCCGCAGATCGGACAGGGTGCGGTGCGGGTCATGCTTTGAGTTTCCATTTATCGGGTTGGAGTGGTCCGTATTGATTTTCGATGGATGCGGCAGTGGCCGGCTTGGTGAATGGCGCATACCCCAGCGTATGCCAGGAGCGCACTGTGGCTTTCCAGTCCTTGATGGTCTTGCCCGCGTTCTGCCAGCCGTTGCCCTGCCACTTCCAGAAAGCCGCGGTGCCCTGCGATGGAGCGCATCCGATGGAGATGGCGAATGCCTCCACCTCCTCCGGCGTGGATGCCTTGGCGATGTGGGTTGGTGGGGTGGCATCGCCACACTCCTTCCCTTCCATGTTCCCTTCCTTTCCATGTTCCTTTCCTTTCCTTTCCTTATGGCACGCGTGGTCATCGCGTGGGTCACGCGTGGGGCACGCGTTGGAATCCTTATCCAGTATAGGCTCCGGCAGTTCTGAGGCCCTCTCCTTGTTATTTACGATTTGATGCCGGGAGAACCCCGGAATCCACCCAAATTCACCCGTCTCTGTCGCGTATTTCATAACAAAACCACGCGTGGCCAACGCGTGGAGCACGCGTGAAAAGTCCAGTTTATCGTAGGGCAGAATCTGCACCCCAAGGCGGCGAGGCTCCCACTTAAAGCGGCCCTCCCGGTCAGCCGCACACCATAGCCCAGCAAAGGCAATACGCAGTGGCAGCTTGTGTTCCACCTCGGCCTCAAAGAGCCGGTCATGAGTAAAAAACTCAGGCTTGATGGTTCGGATTCTCATAGCAGCAAAAGCTGGGATGTGGCATTGGCCAAGTTCTGGCTAGCCTGGTTGAAATAGGACTCCTTCAGCTCCGACCCCACAAAGCGCCGCCCCATCTGCAGGCTCTTGTATCCCTCCGATCCGATCCCCGTGAACGGGCTGTAAACCAGCTCCCCGGGATTCGACCACAGCGCCACCGCCCGCTCGATCACATCGAGCTGCAGCGGGCAGATGTGCCGCTCATCGTTGTTATCCCGCGCCCCGTCCCGGTTCAGCACATTACCTTGGTCCACCGTCATCCACACCGGGCTGGCCGCTTCCTGCCACCAGTCGATCGGGTAGCTGGATTTATCCTTCGTCACCGGCACCGGATTATCCCCCGGCGTCTTAAAGATCAGCAGGTAGTCCGCGCACCCCACCCGGCTATTCGTGCTGTCAGAGCACAGCGTCTTGTAGAGCAGGCCATGCGCCTTCGTCCGCTGCATCTCCGTCACCGGGCTTTTCCAGATACAGATCCGGCTGTGGAACAGGAAGCCATGCCGCCAAAAGGCCCGGATCAGCTCCCCGCTGAAGTCCTGAAACTCAATCCGCCCCGTCTTCCACTTCGTGCTCAGGAGGTCCACACAATGAACCGCCACCTCCCGCCCCGGCATCATGATCCGCTTCATCTCCGCGATCAGGATTTCAAAGTGCCTCGTAAACTCTGACAAGTCCGCGCAGTTCCCCATATCCTGCAGGTCATCCGAATAGGTAAACAAGTCAGCAAACGGCGGCGAGAACACTGAAAAGTGGATCGATCCATCCGGGATCGTCTTGGCCACCCGCACACAGTCCCCGTGGTGCACCGTCCAGCCCTCGCCCGTCTTGGTTTCGATTTCCGTTTTCATCGTCAGCTTTTTGGTAGTGTTTTCCTTGAAGGCTTTGGCCGCTTGTTTCATGCTGGTTTGCATCTCTTGGTGTTGAGTGATTTTGCGTTGGATGGATTGGAGGATCGCTCCCTCCGTCGAGGCCTGCACGATCAGCGCCCGCACCGGGTGCACCTGCCCGAAGCGGTAGCACCGCCGCAGCGCCTGATAGAAGTCCTCGAAAGAATAGGACAGCCCCACAAAAGCGACATTCCGGCAGTGCTGGAAATTCAGGCCATAGCCAAAGATGCCCGCCTTGCTGATCAGCACCCGCGTCCCTCCGCTGATAAAGTCCAGCGGAGCGCGTTCCTTGTGGCGCGGGTTATCGCTCCCCTTCACCTCCACCGCGTCAGGGATCGCCAGTTTCAGCTCCTCGCTCTCCTCGTTCGTATTGCACCACACCATCCACTGGTCCGTGCTCCCGTTCACCGCATCCGCCAGTGCCGCCACCCGCTCCGTCATCGTCATCCGCAGCTCCCGGTGCATCGTCGTAGCCGACAGCGTAGCGTGCCGGAATAGCTGATCCTCCTCCGCCCCCTCCGCCTCATCCACCTCCACGATCCGCGTCTCCAGATTCAGCCCCGGCAGATCATATCCCGCATCCTCAAAGCCAATATCCGAAGGCTTGGAAATGCACGCCGCCCAGCTCGCCAGCCACTTCCAGAACTCCCCCTCCGCGTGCTTCTTCAGCCGCCAGTCCCCCGTGTTGAAGGTGTCATTGATAAAGTAAGTAGCCAGCATCTGCATCGGTGAGCAAATCCCCAGAAAGTCCGCGTGCTGCCCCAGCTCCGTGTAGTCATTCGGTGATGGCGTAGCCGTGCAGCACAGCCGGTAAGGCGTATCCTTGAATCGCTCCGTCAGCGCCTTCCGCGTCTTCCCCTGAAAGGACTTCAGGATACTGCTCTCATCCAGCACCACGCCCGCAAACTCGATCCCCTCGAAGTGCTCCAGCTTCTCGTAGTTCGTGATAAACACCCCGGCCCGATCCACATCATCCCCACTGCCCACCACCTCCGCCGCAATGCCGAACTTCCGCGCCTCCGCCTCCGTCTGCCTCGCCACCGAAAGCGGCGTCAGGATCAGCACGCATCCCCCGGTATGCTGTGCCACCTGATGCGCCCACTCCAGCTGCTGGATAGTCTTCCCCAGCCCGCAGTCCTCAAAGAGCGCCGCCCTCCCCTGCCGGATCGCCCAGCCGATCACGTGTTCCTGCCATGGAAAAAGCGGCGCAGTAAACGCCCGCGGTTCAAACCCGCACTCCGCCAAAAGGCGTGATTTTGATTGAATAAATTCGTCGTAGTTCAGGTGTTTCATTGTTGTGTTGGTGGTGTGATAAGTCAGAAAATAAACCTGCTCCGTGGATAGGAACCGACGCAGGTGGATCGGCATTCAGAGGGCCAGTGTCCTCACCCTTCCCATCGCTCTCACGGTTTACGAAGTTGGTTCATGCGTCAGGCTCAATGCAGCCCGGATCGCATTAATGGTTGCCAGCTTGCAGCAGTCCCTCGGCTGGCACCGCAGCACCCGCCAGCCTTGGGTTGCGGCCGCGTTCTCCTTTTCCCAGCTTTTCAACATCTCGCGTGCCCTCGTATGCCGACCCCCGCACCAGATGCCGCCATCCACTTCCAGGAATACCTTGTTGTCAGGCCATGCGAAGTCCATGCGCCACTTACGGATCGGATGAAATTTGAACTCAGCAACCGGCGCAGGAATCCCAGCTTGAGCCAGAGCGGCCAAAAAGATACGGTCTTGGATTGGTGTCATTGTTGGAATGCTTCTATTTCGTCCCGTGTCAGGCCGGTGACCTCAAAGACCTCGGCCCACTTTGCAAAAGTCTTTCGCATGGCTAGTGCTGTCTTCATCGCGGGACTAATATCGACAGGCTCCGGGGCGGGTGGCTTGGGCGCTACCGGCTCTGCAATCTCCCGATGCCGCCTTGGTCCTGATGCAATCCGGGTCAGCGGGTTGAGTCGGGTAATAGCCTTCAAGCTGATCGTATCCCCAGCACTGCACCCGCAGGATTTGGAGCGCCCAGAATGGAGATTCGCCGCCTTGCATAACTTGATGGTCCCGCAGACGCACTGCACCTGCCAATGGTTGTTACCGCCGATGGGGATTGGGCCGACGCCGGTCGTGACATAGAAACCAAACCGGGTGCCTTTTGGGGTGTATTTTACTGGTCTTCCGCCCATGGTTTTGCTTGTTCAGTTTCCCACTCGCTTAGTCGGTCGCAAATGCCTTGGATTAGTGCGCTGTCTTCAAACTCGTCGCCATACTGTAGATGGTCTTGATATTGCTCCATCAAATCGCGCACATCCTTGCGTGCCTCGTCCCGTTCGCGCCTCAGAGTGCAGATCGGCTTAGCGCAGGCGTTATGGCATGAGTGGATTTCGCGTGCCCACTCGGTATCACGGGCGTCGTTGCGCTCGCGCTCAAACTTGCGGCAGAGATTGAGCAATTTGACTATGTCTACGCCACACTGCGTGCCCTCTCCCTCGAGAAGACTGTCTGTTTCTGGGGTGTCGCTCATGGTTTTGGCTGGTTGTTTGACGGGCGGAGAAACAGTCGCTTTAATAACATGTCAATGAACATGCGGCGACGGTAACGGCGGAATTT